TATGTTAGTATTCCTCCGATAATCAATGAAAAGGGGGAATCTAAATGCAAACAACATATCGAAAATTGACGAGTTATAGAATACCCGAGAAAACGAAGCTGTATATCATCGAAACTGATGAAGATGACTTTTTAATTATTTTCGGGACATCATATACCTTCATAAAAAATGGTGAAATTTACGACGAGATACTATCTTTTGTTAAAGGGAAAACATCTTGGAGACATACTAAAACGGCGATAGTGTGGAGCCGCGATAAAAATGAAAGCCAGTGGATAAAGTTAGGGCTTAAAGATGATTTTCCAATTAGCGCAAAGCGAATTTACAAAGATGAAAAATTAGTTTTCTTACAAGAATGATAGTCAGCACTCCTTCGGGAGTGTTTTTATTTTGCGCAAAGGAGGGCATGGCATGAAGATTGAAGATCCAAATGAAGGATGCAAAGGATGCATATGGTTGGATCGGGAAGGGCTGTGCCCGTTCCTGCGATGTGTGAAGAAGAATGGATTCAATGCTGACAGAAAAGGAGATGGTGGCGATGCATTATGAGTAAATTAACACCAAAACAGCAGACGTTCATAGATGAATACCTGATTGATTTAAACGCCACACAGGCGGCTATACGAGCAGGATACAGCAAGAGAACGGCAAGAAAGATAGGACAAGAGAACCTAACAAAACTAGACATCAAGTCAGCAATAGAGCAACGTATGAAAGAAAAAGAAGAAGCACGCATCGCCAAGCAAGATGAGGTACTACGATATCTCTCATCGGTTATGCGTGGAGAACAGAAAGAACAGACGCTGAGAGGAATGGGTGAAGGATACCAAGAAATTGATGACATCGCCGTTTCGGCTAAAGATCGCATTAAGGCCGCTGAACTGCTAGGTAAACGATGGGGAACATTTACTGATAACGTCAGCATTGAAGGAACCGTCAAGATCATCGATAATATCCCAAAGCCAAGTGATCAGTCATGAGCCTAATTGATTGCATCGCCCCATCATTTTACGGACTACATCATGATCTTAAAAATGATCGCCACACAGAATATTGGCTCAAAGGTGGACGTGGTTCTACCAAGTCATCGTTCATCAGCGTGGAAATATTGCTCGGTATTATAGCTGATCCTGAAGCGAATGCCGTTGTGTTCCGGCGGTATCAGAATGAGTTACGTGAAACTGTATACGGTCAATTTGAGTGGTCAGCGAACAAATTAGGTATCGCTGGCTATTTTAAGTTCCAAGTGTCACCAATGCAGATTATTTATATCCCAACCGGTCAAAAGATCGTGTTCAAGGCTGCTGACAACCCACGCAAGATTAAGTCTATCAATCTTGGCCGTGGCTATATCAAATATGCCTGGTTCGAAGAAGTAGACCAATTCGGAGGAATGGAAGAGATTCGGAATATCTTGCAATCGCTCTTTCGTGGCGAGAACAGGAACCGGATCTCTTTTTATTCGTTCAATCCACCGAAAAGTGCGCGCTCTTGGGTGAACCAAGAAACGAAGATTAGCAAACCGGGGCGCATGGTTCACCACTCAACCTATTTGACGGTGCCGCATGAATGGCTTGGTGAGATATTCATAACCGAATCTGAACACCTCAAAAATGTCAATGAAATGGCGTATCGTCATGAATATCTTGGTGAGGAAACCGGAACGGGCCTTGAAGTATTCACCAACGTCACAATTCGGACGATCACGGACAAGGAAATTGAGATGTTTGACCATATCCGGCAAGGGTTGGACTTTGGCTATGCGGTCGATCCACTGGCCTTCGAACGAATGCACTTTGAACGCCGCATAAGGCGCCTGTATCTGTTTAAAGAGATTAGTGGTATAAAATTATTCAACCGTCAATTTTATGAGAAAGCAAAGGCTTACAACGATACACCAACAATTGGTGACTCTGCCGAACCAAAATCATTAGCAGAATTGAAGTCATATGGAATGAGAATTCGTGGAGCAAAGAAAGGCCCGGGATCAGTGGAGACTGGAACAAAGTTTTTGCAAGACCTTGAGGAAATTGTGATTGATCCCGAACGGGCACCGAGGGCAGGAAAAGAGTTTGTTAACTATGCACTTGAGGTTGATCGAAACGGTGAAGTCAAATCCCGTTTTCCTGATAAAGATAACCATACAATTGATGCCACACGCTACGGTCTTGAGGATGACATGCGTTATGGTGGCGTCAGAATTTTGAAGTAAAGAAGGTGATCACATGAAATGGCCTTGGGAACCAACAGAAACGGAAGATATTATTGCATTGATCAACGCAAGTGCACAGCAAATCAGGACGGATCCGGTAAATGGCGAAGCGCTGCAAAAGATTATTGATGAATACGACACGTCAGATATGCGAAAAGGCGTGGAATACTACTTCAATGACAATGACATCAATAGACGCGCAAAGACCTACTATAAAGACGGCGTGAAGGTGACGGACAATGAAGGCATTAAGCCGAATAACCGGATACCGCATAACTGGCATAAGTTGCTTGTCGATCAAAAGACGCAATACCTTGTCGGTAAGCCGATCACATTCAGTTCTGATAACGCTACACTTGCCGAATTGGTAACGGATCTAGCGAACGAGGACTTTGACGACACTATGAACGAACTGGTCAAAAATGCGAGCAACAAAGGCAAAGAGTGGTTGCATCCGTACATTGATGACAATGGGAAATTTCAATACGTTATCATGCCGGCAGAAACGATTATCCCAATCTATGATGGCACACTTGCACGTAATCTAAAATACGTCATTCATCACTACACCACAGTGGATGAGGACGGAAACAATGTTGAGAAAGCGGAGATTTATGATTCCACACAAATCTATTATTACATCAAACAAGATAACGGCTGGATCATGGACTTTTCGGAAGAAGAGAATCCTGCCAGCCATTTTTATTTGAATGATACAGGTTATGGTTGGGACCGTGTACCGTTCGTGTGCTTCAAGAATAATGAAGAGTGTATCAATGACCTAACCTTCTACAAAGCGCTCATAGACGAGTACGACAAGCGTGTGAGTGACCTTTCCAATACCTTTGAGGACGCGCAAGAATTGATTTATATTCTCAAAGGTTACGAAGGGCAGAGCCTATCCGAGTTCATGGAAAACTTGCGTTTCTATCGCGCCGTCAATGTCGATTCCGAAGGTGGCATGGATACTAAAGCGGTGGATGTACCAATTGACAGTTCAGACAAACATCTGAATCGGTTAGAAGAATCTATTTACACGTTCGGGCAAGGCGTGAACACGCGGACGGATAACTTCGGCAACAGCCCGTCAGGCGTTGCATTGAAGTTCCTATACTCATTGCTCGACTTGAAGGCTAATCACACTGAGCGCAAGTTCAGGAAGGCTCTGAGCGAGTTCTTTTGGTTCTTTACTGAATACTTGAGTATCAGTGGACAAGGTACTTATGATCCGGATGATATCAAGATGACATTCAACCGGACCATGATCACCAATGATGCTGAGAAAGTCACCATGGCAAAAGATAGCGTGGGCATTATCAGCAAAAAGACCATTGTCGCTCATCATCCGTGGGTTGATGATGTCGATGCCGAGGAAGAGCAGATTAAGAAAGAACAAGACGAATACGCAGCTAATCTACCACCACTGAATAACGATCAGACCGCACAGAACGGCGGTGACGGCAATGAACCAACATGACATAGACAAGATGCTTGATGACATGGAACGGCAAGTTGAGAAGGATATAGACGTTGTCTTTGTAAAACGTCTGAAATGGCTGCTTGCTCGAATATCTGCACTGTTTGACAAATATGCCAAAGGTGGGGAATTGACGTGGACCGATGTGAATCTGTATGGACGATATCAGAAGGAAATGGCTTTGATCGGGCAGGAAATTTCAGCCGATTACAAAGGAATATTGAACTTATTGGCACAGCTATCGGAAGACACTTACGTAGAGAACTATCTACGTTCAGCCTATCTATTCGAAGTCACAGCACAACAGTTGATGGGATACTCCATACCGACGGCAAAAGCTGTCAAAGTAGCCGTACAGAACCCGATTGCAAAATTAACATTGCCTGCGCTCATGCAATCACACCGGGACGAGATCGTCCGCCGGATTGATATCGAAATATCACAAGGCATTATGTCCGGAGAAGATTACACACACATTTCTAAGCGGATACAGAATGCTGTAGGATTTAGCCGTGGCAAGGCAATGAATGTAGCAGTTACAGAAACAGGAAGAGTGCAAGTAAAGGCGCGTATGGATAGTGCTGAACAGGCCGAGAAGTATTCCGGTATGGAAAAGGTATGGAACGCTACACTGGATTCACATACAAGATCCGATCATCGGAAGTTAGACGGTCAAGAAGCAGACGAAAAAGGCTATTTTCATATCCATGGATTTAAAGCGAAGGGGCCGCACCTGTTTGGTATTGCTAAAGAAGATTGCCGGTGCCGGTGTACGGTCATTTTTAAAGTGGACGGTATCTTGCCAGATACACGTATTGCAAGAGACTATTTGAACGCCGACTATCAGCAAAAACTAGCCGACAGGATGGATGATCTCATGGCTGACGGAATGACCGCTAAACAGGCTGAGAAGCAGGCGAAAAAGGAAATTAGCGCACCGAATATGAAAGTGCCATGGACAAACTATGAGGGTTGGTTAAAGGAGCGGTTCAAATGAAACGATTTAAGCATGCAATCGCTCGGCTATTGGGTATTCATAATGTTTCACTCATACCCGTGGTAGATGAAATTGGAAAAGCCTTCAAACAAGGATTAGAAGAAGGCATGAAAAAGAACACAATTGAGAAAACCTATGAATCTGTTGACGAACACTCATATGATGAATACACAGTTGAACAAACAACAAAAAGAGGAGTTGTCAAGCAAAAAGATGATTGCCCATTGAAAATAGTCATAACCGTTGATTCAAAACATATTGTGTCTGCAATTGTTGATGATATCAATCGTCAGCAGTACAAACGAATCAGAAATGAAACAAGGTTCTATTAATAAAAATAGATTCAATAGGTGATATGCCTAGAAAGGAATGGTGATCCTTTTAATCTCGCCCGAGCCTGCGTTAAGGCTTATTTTTTATTCCTGAAGGGATGGATATCGAATGAGTTGGATTTATTGGTATGGAGGTATTATTCCCGGATTAATAATTTGCGTGTTGATGGCAGTATGCTATCACTATTGGTTTGATGATTAATATTTCGTCTTTTTTACCTTTTGCAGACGTTAAAGAACGAAAGGAAAACCTACCGGAGCGTTGTCCGTAATAAACGAAAATAGGAGTGTTAGTTATGAAAGAATTACTCGAAGCATTGAAAAACGGTGAGAAGACAATTGACGAAGTGCTCAAAGCGATAGATGAAGTGGACAAAGAAAAGGTGCCACGTTCCCGGCTGAATGACAAGATTGACGAGGTTAAGGAACTGCAAGGGCAGCTTAAAGACCGCGATAAACAGCTATCGGAGTTGAGCAAGAAGGCAAAAGACAGTGAAGAACTGCAAGCAACAATTGCAGAATTGCAGGAGACGAACAAGAAGACGGCTCAGGAGTACACGGATAAGCTAAGCAAGCAAACATTCGACTATGCTCTTGAAAAGGCTCTGACGGGAGCACAGGCGCGTAATCCGAAGGCTGTTAAGGCTCTATTAAACACTGATTCTATCAAAATCGACGGTGATAAGTTACTTGGATTGGAAGATCAGCTAAAGGCGCTAAAAGAATCCGACAGCTATTTGTTCGGTGAAACTCCGACATTACATGGACGGCAGCCTAACAATCCTTTAGGCGGTCAGCAACAACCGGCGAATAACCCATTCAAGAAAGAGACGTTCAATCTCACAGAACAAGCCCGGCTCTATCGAGAGGATCCGGACTTGTACAAACAATTAAAAGCGCAAGCTTAAGGAGGAATTTTAAATGGCAATTACAAGAATTGCAGACGTAATCGAACCAGAGATTTTTACTAATTATGTTGTCCAAAAAACTATGGAAGTATCTAATGTGCTTAATAGTGGCATTGCGACAAATGACGCACAGTTTGATCAATTGGCATCTGGACCGAATACGTTGGTTAATATGCCATATTTCAACGATCTAACTGGTGATTCGGAAACTCTCAAAGATTCAGGGGCACTGACGCCAGATAAGATTGGCACCAATAAAGATGTTGCCCGGAAGCAAGGCCGTGGCCGTGCATGGGGATCTAATGGACTATCGGCGCTCCTTTCTGGCGCTGACCCACTCGGAGCAATCGGTAACCTTGTTACAAACTATTGGGCACGTGACCGCCAGAAAGTACTTCTAAGCACACTGAAAGGTGTATTTGCAGCTGGTAATATGTCGAACAAGTCGCTAGATATCTCTGAACAGACGGGTGACGCTGCACTTATTAGTGGTGAGACGTTTATCGATGCGACTCAAAAAATGGGCGATGCAAAAGATTTGTTGACAGCAGTAACCATGCATTCAGCAGTAGAAGCTTATCTTGCAAAACGTCAGCTGATCGAATACGTACAGGAAGAAAATCAAAGCGTACGTGTTCCGTATTTTATGGGAAAACGTGTGATTGTAGACGACGGTATGCCATTTGACACAACGAATAAGATCGGTACGACTTATCTATTCGGCGCTGGCGCACTTGCATGGGGTAACGGATCACATCCGAACATCATCGGTACCGAGACTGATCGCGATTCTCTCGCATCTTCTGGTGAAGATTTTCTTATTAATCGTCAGCTATACATCCTGCATCCACGTGGCATCAAGTTCACCGAATCATCTGTTGCCGATGTATTCCCAACTAATGCTGAACTTGAAAACGGCGCTAACTGGGAACGCGTGTACGAAGAAAAGGCCGTCCGGATGGTTCAATTCAAATTTAAGATTGCGTAAGGGGTGAACAATCATGACTGTAAAAGATGACATTCTAGCGCATATTGATTCTGAAATGGCCGGTAATGACAATTTATACGGAAAACTTAGCTCACGTAACGATGAATTATTGAGGCTAAAAAGTTATATTCAATCGTTAGGTATTCCTGTTAGTGATGTTGCTGTTGATCCTGCGACTGCTTCTTTAGGAGTCGGAGCGACACAACAACTCACAGCTATTGTTTATCCTAGCGATGCCGATGATAAATCCGTGACGTGGTTAAGTAGCGATGAATCTGTTGCTACTGTGAATAGCTCAGGACTTGTCACAGGTGTTGCGGCAGGTAGTGCCACTATCACATGTACATCCAATGCAGATAACACGAAAAAGGACACATGCGGTGTAACGGTAGCATAAGGGAGTGATTGAATGAGTTTAATGGGATTCCAACGTCGTAGACGCGAACTCGCTAATAAAAAAGTAGAAAATAAGCCTAATTACGAGTCTTTAAGCGTTGATGATCTTAAAATTATCGCCAAAGAAAAAGGAATCAAAGGCTATCAAAATATGAAAAAGGAGACGCTCATCGCGTCGCTGACAGGCGGTGAAGCTGATGACACCGGAGCAGATTCAAGCGGTGCTGGACAAGATCAAGCAATTGGCAATGATGCAGGGGGCGCAAAATGATGCGTACCTGACAGCGACAATCCCTTATTACTTTGACCTAGCATGTGACAAGTGCCATCAACAATTCGATCCGGATGACATTCCTTCCGGTGTGATGATGTTTATTGCGCAGGCATGTAAGTTCAATATAGCTGATGTACGGCTTAAAGGGCGCACAATGGGCAATGTTTCCTATACGTTCAATACGGAGATTCCTGACACCGTTATAGGCTATCTCAGACCATACCGAAAGCTGAGTTGGGGAACATGATGGATCCATTTAATGAGTTTTCTAATCTCGTTGTTTTCCAACGCAAAGATCGCGTGTCTGATGGTGCCGGTGGATGGACATATGACTGGGTAAATGTTGACGAAGAACCTTATCCGGCGTTTGTGACGGATATTTCTAGCCGGGAATATGGACAAGCTGCGCAGACAGTTAATCCGATTGAAAAAGAAATCTATTTTCCGTATCGAACGGATATTTTACCGTCTATGCAAGTTGTCCTAGAAGATGAGTCAATCGTGGCTATTAAGACGCGTCCGATTGACCAGGGTGGACAGCATGAGGTTATGCTTATCCAAGTGACAGGGGATGCGCTGAATGGAAACTAATATCTTCTTTGGTGATCAAGGATTTGAACGCGCTATTAAAAAGTTTGAAAAAGACTTTATAAAACGCGTGAAAGAGATCGTGTTCAAAACGGCTTATATTATCTATAGTGATGCTGTAGCAAATGCTCCGGTCGCCGAAGTTGATGGAGGTGCACTCAAAAACTCTATCACTATTTCAAGTGATTTAGAATCAAAAGGTTTTTCCTGTACTGTCAGCGTTGGTTCTGATTACGCTGTTTATGTGGAATATGGTACCGGAATTTATGCTGAGGAAGGAAACGGAAGAAAAGATCCATGGGTATATTGGAGCGATAAGCTAGGTCGCTATGTATTTACTCGTGGTATGCGTCCGCATCATTTTTGGAATCCAGCAGTGGAAAGCGGTACACAATATTGGTATAAGAATATGAAATGAGTGGGTTTATCTATGAGAACATCCCTGCTTGAGTTACAGAAGGCACTGTTTAGCAAATTAACATCAAGCGCTGCTCTGATGAACAAAGTTACTGGCGTCTATGACATGGTGCCACAGGAATTAATTGATGCCAGTGGTAATGTGGTGAAAACAGCGTTTCCGTACATCACGCTCGATATTTCGACAAACAATGGATTCGATACCAAGTCATCAATCGGCGAAAATATCGTTTACACCGTACACACGTGGAGCAAGTATGAAGGTAAGAAAGAAACCTACGACATTATGAATTTAATATTCGATGCATTGAAAACGCCACTCTCAATCGGGGGTGGCTTTTCTATTGCTCGATTTGTACCAGGACGACCGGGTGTTATCACGGACATTGATGGTTTGACGAAACATGGAATTCTAAATCTAACCTATTGGATTTTATGAGGAGGTAAACAATATGCCAGTAAGCGGCAAAAAAATCATCTTTTTATTTCAAGATACATTAGCACCAGTTGGATCTGATGCGTTGTTTCCTGGATTTCAAACGGATGGATCGCATGATTATGGTGGTGATCTAGCTGACGAACAGACAAAAAATGGCCGTGTCCTAGAATATGCGCAGGATGAAGAAAGCGCAGATATGACGTTCTTCATGTCTGCAGATGATGGTGGCCAGAAGTTGCTGAAAAGCGCTCGTAAGAATCACAAGAAACTAAAAATGTGGGAAGTAAACGTGGACACCAATGCCAACGGCAAGCATGATGCAACTTTTGCATATGTGCTGATTGAAGAATTCAATCCTAGCTTCCCATCTGATGGGTTCGCTGAGTGCGACGTATCAATTCAAGTGCAAGGACAATCACAAGACGGAGAAATGGACTTGGATCCGGAAGTTGTTGAACTGGCTCAGTATGCATTTGAAACTCCAGGAGAGACAGGATCAATTGCGGTTACAGGATTAACTGTCGCACCAACGACAGCTTCACTGACAATTGGTGGTACTCAACAGCTTGCACCGTCCGTATCACCATCTGATGCAACTGATAAGACGGTATCCTATGTATCTAGTGATCCTGCTATCGCAACGGTATCTAGCAGCGGTCTTGTAACTGCGGTAGCTATCGGAACGACTACGATCACAGTGAAATCTAACGCTGATCAGACTAAAACTGCAACTTGTGAAGTAACAGTAAATGCTTAATTAACGGGGAGAAATCCCCTATTTTTTATTATTGGAGGAATAAGTCATGCCAACTTTAAATATCGGTAAAAAACAATATGAAGGAAAACTTGCCTTTGCTTTTGACAAAAGGGCAAATGAAAAATATGCACCAAAGGACAAAAAAGAAGGTACCACAGGACTGGAAAAAATCTATGAAGATCTGCTCAATTACCGCACACGCGGCCTTTCAGCATTTTGGGATTGTGCTCTTGCATATCTGAAAAAGGATCAGCCAATCTGTGATGATGTCAATGATGCTCTTGAAGTCGTGGTTGAATCAGAAGGGACGGAACGGCTATTTAAAGAGTCGTTTAAGGCGCTTGATGAATCAGGTTTTTTCAAACTCCAGCTTCGCGAATATTGGAAAAACGTGAACTCAATCGACAAAATGGTAGACGAGGAGAAAAAGGACGAAGTGAAGCAAGCGAACCTGGCCAAGAAAATGTTAACAGACCAGAGAAAAGAGATTCTCGCGTAACTGATTATCAGCAAATTTTTTCCGATGCAGCACGCCTATTAAAAGTTTATGATCCTGACCTAATCATGTCTTGGACTCCGAACGAGTTCAAGGCTTTTTGTCGTGGCGCACAACATGCCCAAGCAGACGAATTTGACCGAATGGCAACGATGGCCATGTTTAACCGCTATGCAACCAATGCGAAGCGTGCGCGAAAGCGGAAGATGTTTGATGAAAAAGAAGCACACAAACGAATCGACAGGCAGTTAAGCAACTGGAAAGAATCATCGGGACGGCC